CCCACCAGGGCCCCACCATGTTCTACGGAACATGTAGTGTAGTAACTACATCCAACCGAAGGAGTTGTACATGCCCAGTAAAAGTCCGGCCACCCCTGAACTCTATCTTGGAGTTCAATCCACCGATACTAATCCGATCAGCCACTACGCCCCTGCAACGGGGAGTAAACAGCTGACGGCTGGTGTCGAGGGACATTGGGGTTTTCCAGACTTCCCGAAACTGAAGAACGTAGGCGGAGCGTTCACTTTAAGTAGTGATTACACCGTTTATGATCCTGTCAGTGTCGGGACTGTCCATAGGCCTCCGAATAAGCATTTGACCTATCAAGGGTCATTTACTAATCGGATACCGCCCTCACCGGGCAGTGCGCCTTTTGGAGATGGCTCCTCTAGGGGAGCCGAGGCATATGCGAAGATGAGGCCTACGAAGCCGTCTATGCGACTTTTAACTTCTATATATGAGTTAAAAGATCTGCCTAGAATGCTTCGACAGAGAATGTCCGACAGTCCTATTAAGGACTTAGGAAGTTACTTCCTAGCTTACAAATTTGGCTGGGAACCTCTGTTACAAGATATACGAGACATGATTCTTCAACAGAAGAAAATTGAATCGCGTATCGAGTATCTTCTTCGTAACAACAATAAAGCCGTCCGTACGCGGATCACGCTTACGGATACGTCTTCTCAAGTGTCTGATACGATACTTGGGCCGGGGAACGGGATACAATATCCTATTCTCGCGACTCAATTCTATCATACTCAGGCAAATAGGAGGACGATTATTCGAGCTGGTGAGCGCTGGTGGGCTTCTGCCCGCTGGCACATACACCTGCCCGAAGGCCCTGGCAGCATCTCGTATAGGAGAAGGTTAATGGCCGAGTTATATGGCCTATACCCTACGCCTAGTACGATTTGGAAGATGATGCCTTGGTCGTGGCTGATTGACTGGTTCTCGAATGCTGGGTACATTATCCAGAATCTCGAGGCAACGATGGACGACCGCATTGCGGCCGACTATTGTTACGTTATGCGTCATCAGTGGCGTAGTACTGTTGAAACCAGCAGTGCTACCTACTATGACCTTAACGGCAGTCCTGTGACAGCCACGTCTACTTCCCAACGCTTTCGCGAATTAAAAACTCGCGTGAGTGGGAATCCCTTCGGTTTTTCCACTAATATGAATCTTAGTGGAATGCAACTAGCTATATTAGGGGCATTAGGCTTGTCCCGATTGTAGCAGATCACCTGTACCTTTCCAAAGGTACCTGTAAAAAGCGTAAAAAAGGAGCTTCTAATGCTTGCAGATCCACAGTCGGTTACCATCAACGCCGTTGCTGTTTCGTTGCCGCGCACCAATCAAGGTGTGACGAGTAACGTTTACACTTCGGCAGATGGTAAAACCGTCATGACGACCAAGCAGAATACTACTTCTGCGCGGTTTCGTCGTGAAGTCCGGCTGGCTCAGAGTAAAATCGCAGCTGATCCTATCAGTGCGGTTAACAAAGAGTCAGGCGTCAGCGTGTACTTCGTCGTTGACGAACCACGTTCTGGCGTTTTCTCGGACGCTGAGATCGGTTACCTGATCGATGCCTTGAAGGCTTGGTTGACTTCAACCAATTACAACAAGGTTCTCGGAGGGGAGTACTAATGTCGGCTTTTGGCTGGGCGCTTCTTCGCGCACTGCTTGAGGCCGTCAATTCTGTACTTCTCGAGATTCATGACGATGTGTCTCAGAAAGAGTCAAAGACTCGATCGAAGGACTAGCCATGATCTACAGGTGACTTCCTAACGGAGCTAGCTTAGACGGTCCTACTTCCACCATTAAAATGGAGGTTGTAGTGAAAAGACCGACCATGCTCGTCGAGGCCATACTGCGTCAAGCAGCTATGGACCTAGACTTGTCCGTAGAACGCGACATCGCTACTTTGCGACGTCGTTGTAAACACGAAGGGTTATCGTTTTTGACTTTAACCCTCCCCGTACTCTGCGATGCCCTTGAGAAAGGGCTTGAGTGCGGGCGCTTCTCGTGTCCGAGTGCTTTTGCTCGGCACGGAAGGCTCCCGACGTTTCTGTCGGGTTTCTTCAAGCGTGTGTTTACTATGGACGGTACTCTATTAGACGAAGCACCTGCCGATGTAGTTTTCTACATTCGACAGATCTGCCGCTTCTTTAAGAAGCCTAAGATGAGTTGTTCTCCAGAAAAGAACCTGGAGGCAATTCAGCGATTCGTCGACATAGAGGGCGAACTCCGTGACATGACTCTTTCAGTTGAAAGAAAGGATTCTATCCTTGATGAAGTTTCGTCGATCTTGTGGTCTCAGGTTTTTCCTGAGATTACTGATCTCGATCTTATCAGTCGTCATGGTCCTGGTGCTACAGCAGAGCGGCTGTCCTCCAACAGGAGGCACCGGATTCTGTACTGGAACACCAGGTCGGAGTTAACCTTCCCCTCTGACCTTCACGCTTTTCCTAATTATGGATTAGCTGCAGAGGCCAGTGGTATAGGGGGAGGATCCTCTTCGTCTGAACTTACATTCCTCAAATTAAAACAGGAAAAACCTGTTCGAGTCGTGTTCGTTCCTAAGACGTTGAAGGCACCCCGAGTCATTGCGATTGAACCTTCCCATATGCAATATATACAGCAGTCCGTTAAGGACTATGTATACGAGCGATTGGAAAGTCATCGCCTGACCAAACGTTCCATCCGCTTTGAGCGGCAGGACGTTAATCAGAGACTCGCGTACCAAGGCAGCATCGATAGACGGACAGCTACGCTGGACCTGAGTGATGCGTCGGATCGGGTGCATTTGCACCTTGTTCAACGTATCTTCAAATCCTCAGGGCTTCTCCCATACCTGGAAGATGCTCGTTCGTTGCATGCCGACTTGCCCGATGGCAGGAATGTGGTCCTGTTCAAGTATGCTTCTATGGGTTCAGCTTTATGCTTTCCCGTTGAAGCAATGGTGTTCTACACCCTTGTTCAGGCTGCTATCCACAAAGTTGTCGGGCGGCGTCCTACAAGTTCGTCGATCTACCACTATAGTGGGATGATCGACATCTATGGAGACGACATAATCGTCCCTGTAGAGTACGCGGACGCAGTCGTGGACCACCTGGAGAGCTACGCTCTAAAGGTAAATGTCAGCAAGTCGTTCAAGGAAGGTTACTTCCGAGAGTCTTGCGGGGGAGACTTCTATCGAGGTGAATGGGTAACACCCATTTACGCTAGACAGTTGCTCCCTGACAGTCCACGAGACTGGACACCAGAAATCGTTATGTCTTGGGTTGCTGCTTCAGACCTCTTTTACATGAGAGGAATGTGGCATGTGGCCCAGACAATACGAGATATGGTGTTGTCAGTGGTGAGACGTCCCATCCCCCGATCCATGCAACATGGTTCGGGACTGTACTTCTTTTCATACCTGTTTAGTACTAACTGTCACTACGTACGTGACACGCAGTCTTTCGGGCAGAAAAGAACAGTATACATCCCCTTAAAGAAAGAGGACATAATTGATGGAGACGAAATCGCCTGCCTCAACTATTGGGGTCAGTACGTCGCTAAGCGACGCGTCAGTAATGATAATCCATATTCCCGTGGCAATGATTGCCCAGGAGATGGATCGTCAGAACAAAGAACGTGCCGGGAACCCGTACGTAGGGGTACCGACCGTTCTGACGTTTCGCTATTGCACACGTACTGGATCCTTCCTGCGGAATTCACTTCAAGTGAATTTCCGGATTTTTGGCCAAGTCCAACCGGCTCCGTGGAACTCTTTCACGAAGGCGGTGGACAAGATCAAGAATCTTGTCTGGGAGGACCTGACACTGAAAGGCCCTGGACAAATAAGGATTACTCCTTAAGCGTCCTGAGGTCCAAGATCTCTATAGATTTGCTCACTGGCAAATCTGGAGGCTTGGATTTTCATTCCAGTGTGAAGCGCGGCAGCTTCAAGTCAAAATGCCGATGGGTTAGCTTAGCTAGCTAACAGGCAATATTGCCAGGCGGAGATGGAG